GAAGTGTGGAAGTTTTATTCAATACTCACGAATTGATTTAGATTTCATGGTTAAAAACAATGAAATTGTAATACCTGTGGATGCGTCTATTCAAAGAACTTCACCTGTCCCTCTAGGTTTCAATAACAACGGCAACAACTTTGACCAAATTGAAGAATACATCTATGTCTTTTCTCGACCATTAAACAATACTAACTTGGGCGAATCTACTACTGGATTATTCTATGATAGTCTTAGAGATATGGGTCTTGATAGGTCTGAAGCAGACACCGATGCAATTGGGACATCAGTTGCAGGAAATGCAGGCTGGCCTAATCAAGCACAGTGTATCTATGCTGAAAAGAGAATGTATTCTTACAACGAGAGCCTAGGCGCAACTCAAAACAATGGAGAATTAGAAGGCCCACCTGCAAATATAACTTACAACACATTAATGGGTATGCCAGTATTAGATTCTGTAACTACTTGGGGCGCAATGGAAGGTATAACTGGCCCTAACTTACACGCTTACCGTGTAATAATTAACAGAACTCAAACATTCCCTGCTTTGGCAAGTGTATTTACTAATGTAGCAGTTGCAGGCGATAGTAAACTAGACTTCCCACCAGTTAGTATTCGCTTCTTGTGTAAAGACCCTGACTACAGTGAAGGACAATACTTGACACGCCTAGCCAATGCTATGAACAACATTGCAGAGGATGGGCCAACCGCATGATGTATGAAGACTGGAAGGCAGAAAGGCAAGCCGCAATGGATGCTAGGACTCCTGGTCAACTAGCATTAGATAGTGCTTACCAACAGGCTAACCAAAGTGATGCTTTTTACTATGGATTAGAAAGCAAGATAGAAGAAAGACAACAAGCAAAGATACCTATTGCTGGTGCTGGTGCTGTTACTTTCTTTAGTGGTCTAACTACTACGCTAAAGTGGGGTACTAGAGTAGTGCCTTTCTTGACGCCACTATACCTGTTGTCTAGGACAACAGAATCTGTAGCCAGAGAAAAATCCGGCCTTTAGATTGGTTCAGGTATCTTAGTGGGGTGTGACTCCCAATTGCATCCATCAACAGTACACATTTTGTTTACCTGAGTAATCTTTTTTTCTTTAGGACAGATGTAATAGTTAGTTACACACTTTGCACCACAAACAAAACACTTCATTCTTCTTCCTCCGGAAAATTAAGTCGCACTAAAGTTTGAGCATCACACTCTGGGCATTTCCATGCGTAGCATCTAGCGCCATCATGGTCAGAATCGAATACGCCTTGTGAATCCATTCCAATAATTTCAGGGTGAGAACAATCACAACAAACTTGCATAGTGAGTAAAGTCATTCTGCCAACTCCTTCATTCTATTTTGAATCATTAATTTGAAAACTTGGTCCTCTTCAAATCTAGCATGTAAAAGACCAAGTAATCTTGATGTTGTAATGTCTTTAAAATCAAATGCTTCTTCTCCATCTAATCGATTTCTAATTGCCTCTTCAATATACTTAGATCTAACATTGTTTTTTCTTCTTGATTCTAATTCACCCACCATAAGATAGGGTAAATAGACCTTAATTTCTATTTTTTTGCGCATTCATGGTCGCCTCTTGGTTAGGGGAGGGAGCGCCCCCTTATTAATTGGTAGGATAAACGGTCAACCGCTCCGCTATTTTGCCCTAACCCACGGTCCACCCGTTCAAGATAAGGATTCAAACAAGTATAATAACTATCAAGTATCAAAAGTAAACTATGGCAAAGACAAACGAGTTTGAGATTTACGTCAAACTATCAACAACCAACGCAGCAGCAAACACAGCACTTGACATGACAGACTATGTTGATGTGGCAGATAACGAAGCCTTTCAGGTAGACGAAGTAGATATTGTCCTAGACCCTACTTCTACTCTTCCTGACACCGGCGAAGCAATCTTCCAACTAGCAGATTCAAACATTACTGCGTTTGTATCTCATGCAGACAGAACATCCCTTTACACACAGCGCCAATTGTTCCAAGGCAACACTGCTGGTGAATACGGTTTCTGGCACATGGAATCTTTCTCTAGCCTAACTCCACTTATTGTTAACAAAACACTTTACCTACGTTCAGAAGGTAATCTTCAATCTGGTACTTGGCCTTCGACCAACTTTACTCTACGCTTGAAAGGAAAAATTGTCAAGCCTACCGCTAAGGACTACATGGCATTAGTTTTGACACAAACTGGTAACGTCGCTTGAGGTGATCTACTTGGTTAAAGTAGAAGGCACTCTCGAAGAGTTAAGAGAACTATTCGTAGAAGGTGCTAAGAAAGAAGCACGCAAGGTAGCAAGAAAGGCAGGTGCTGAAGTTGTTAAGTCTGGTGTTAAGCATACTAAGAGCGCTTGGCAACGTTATATGGCTAACAAGAAGAAGCAAATCAAATTCAAAAGCGGTAAGCGTAAGGGTCGACTTGACCTCAAGCGAATGGGAGCCGCCTTTAGACGAGAGCAAAAGAGATCCAAGAGGTGAAGATGATGGCACGAATCCTTGACAAAGATACCAGATTAATTGACATTGATTTTGGACCATTATCTGTAAGTGTTGGACGCGACCCTGCGGGGTTTAATCCAGCAACATTAGCAATTGATGGAAATGGACAAGGGCAATTGCTTAATTCAATTCCAGTAGCCACAGCGAAGTGTGGAAGTTTTATTCAATACTCACGAATTGATTTAGATTTCATGGTTAAAAACAATGAAATTGTAATACCTGTGGATGCGTCTATTCAAAGAACTTCACCTGTCCCTCTAGGTTTCAATAACAACGGCAACAACTTTGA